CTATTGCCTTTTCTGCTGCAGCTTTATATTCTTCTTCTGTCATATTACTCACCGCCATTATATTGAGCTATAAACTCTTTGGCGTTTTCTTTGCCGTGGGCGACATGCTCACCATTGAGATAATAGTGACCGCCTGTCTTAACTTCCAGATCTTCAAGGGACAGGTTGTTTTTCATTTTTTCCCGCCGGCGCTTGGCCGCCCTTCTTCTGCGCCTCTGGTGGCCGGTGGCACTCATTTAACCACCTCCTTTTAATCGTTCAGGTCTAAGGTGATATCAGCTGTGGCATCTGCAATACTGTAGCCCAGTACATCATCATGGCTAACTGTAATAGTGGCTGTGTGCCCATCTGTAGCTGTATCAACCTCTATGACAACCTCGCCTTTGCCTCTCACAAACTCAATATCATCTTCTTCATTAACTATGCTGAAAGAACCGTCATTGTCGCCACTAAGAGCAATGTCGCCAGTGCCATTAAACCACTCATGCAGTTTGCCATCTCCGTCGGTCAGCTTCACTTCATAAGTGAACTGATCGCCAACGTCTGCATCGACTGTTTTGTCGTCATCCATATCAAGCTCAATATTGCCATTGACTGCCTCTTCTAGCGCTCTCATATACTCAAACAGATTATTAACCTTATATCTCATGGATCTGTCTTTGAGATAATCCAGCAAGCTCATGTTCTAACCTCCCTGGCCGGAGGCCCTTATTGCCCCCGGCACTTATGTGTATTTAGTTGGTCACCAGCTTAGCCATTCTGATGTTCTTAAGCTCATAGACTCTCTCCCAATTAGCTGCCTTTTTCACGTCACCGTTAGAGGGGAAGTCAGGATCGACCATTTCACCATCATCATTCTCTACCTGTGCAAGGTCTTCTTCTTTCCACTTAATTCCACGAGGGTGCAAGATGAAGTTTCTCCGGTTGATCAGGATGTCTTCATCGCCCAGGGAATCTCTGTCAGTCTCTACCGCGTTCTCAACTGGTGCGTCCTGCAGAGCTATAGCGCCACTCCCGAAAAGATAAGTGGTATATTTGTTGTCATTGTCATCATCTACTGGCACACCGTCATCAACAATTACAGTGTTACCCATATAGGTTCCCCAGCCAACATTAGCTTGAGAGTCGGGGATATAGTCAATCAGGTCATCCTTCTGAAGTTCAGTGTGGATATAAGAGTGCATAACCATAGCGGTAAGCTGCTCTTTAGCATCTCCGAGTTTCTGCTTGGTATCCAGGATAGCTTCTCCAGATATCTTGCTGTCACTATCAGCGCTATCTTTAGAAATGTCATGCACAAGGTTGCTCTCTTCTGCAAAGACACCCTCCAGAGTAGCGATCAAGAGTACCTGCCATCTCCTATTCCAGTAGTCAGCTACACGATTAGCAATAGCCTGCATCGGATCTCCAGAAGTAAGTTCGGCAGTCAAGTCCTCTGCTCCCCAGGCGTTGGCCCTACCGTGCAAGCGGGCAACATCCTTGCTAGAGCTAATTTTGTTGACGCTCAGAGCGGTATTGGTCTGCCTTACCTGCTCATCGCCGTCAAGATCCTTAAAGAATGGCAGCTGAAACATTTTTCCGCCGCCCTCCAGGCTAAGATCCAGATCCTGGGCGACTATTCCGCTCTGAAACAGTGCAGACTGTTCAGCGGTCTGTTCTATGATATAAGGTTCAAATACTTCAGGTACGATCATGTCAGTAAGTCTAGTAGTCATTATATTTCACTCCTATTATAAGTTGTAGTTCGCAGGGTCTTTTCCGGCAGCTTTGATCAACCTCCTGGCCTTCTCCGGGTCATTCCTAACTAGCTCACCCTGCTTGGTCAAATTCAAAGAGTCCGGTTTGAAGGGGTTATCCTTCGGCTCCGGATCGTTTCCATCGGTCGGCTCATTGCCCTTCACCTTCTCTTCACCAAACAGCGAAGGGCGCTTCTCCTTCACTTTCTCTTTATGATCATCAATATTGACTATTTTTCCATCATCGTTCAATGCCAGCTCGTCAAGGTCGAAGTCACTGATCAGCAGGTCAACAGCATCCTCCGGCACATTAGATGTGAGTAGCTCCTTTTCCAGAGCAGAAGTTTTCTTAATTCTGTTAATCCGCTCCTGCTCCTTATCTTTATACTCGTTATATTCCGACTGGATGCTTTCAAGCTGTTCCTTAAGTTCATCCTTACCCTCAGCAGCTTCCTTGAGGTTTTCCAGCTGGTCATTGGTCTGTTCAAGCTGTTCCTTAGCGCCCTCAAGCTCAGTTTCCAACTCTTCGACCTTGTCAGCCTTCTTGTTATACTGCTCTTTCGGTACAGCATGTTTCGGAAACTCCTGCTTGATTCGTTCGACTATCTCGTCCAGATCTTCTTCTTCGGCGTTACTCAAAATATTTTTAATCCATTCCATTATACTTATCACTCCCATTAGTTTTTATAGCTTACTAAGCTGATGGTTGATTTTATAGCCTTGACTGGCTGCAGGCAGTTTAGTGACCTGCCCAGGTCGGATATGAGATATTATATTAATCGGTCACTACAATAGTTACCATGATGCAGCGGCAGTTGATATCATCAATGGCCGTTCCCAGCTGTCCTGGCGCCGGCCCCTCGCCGCCAGTTTCATCATTAACAAAATTCTCATCTACAGGGATAGCGTTTTCTTTGCTGTACTTCTCTCCCATTCCTACATGGTTGCCTTCTCCGGCCTCTCTGACCCTTTCATCTTGAGCGTCCAGCCAATACTTTCTTAAATCAACGCCCTGCTTATGGGCATGCTCGACACCCTTATATTTGGCGTCCTCCATAACCCTGTGTGTCTCTGTCCTCACTATCCTTCGTGCCTTGACCACATCATCTTCTAAGTAATCCTTCAGTCGGCTGGACATTTCAGAGTAAGTCTCGCCGTTAACAAGCCCCTGTCCAATAGTCTCCTGTATTTCGCTTATTATCCGCCCCCTGTGGCGGCTTAACCTATCATTCAGGGTAAGGCCTGAAACGGGATTCTGGAGCGCTTCCTGTACAACCTCGTGCTTCACCTTGCCCCTGATAGTTCTGCCGGCGGCATCTCCTAATATTCCCTTAGTCTCCTGAAAACTGCTGCGGTAAACATCCCTTAAACTGGACCGGGTTATCTTGCTGGTTTCCACATGCATCTGCCTGGCAGCCTCAGCCAGCTCTTTGTCGAGCTTCTTAATCCGGTCATACTTCGCCATTTTGTCATAGGTCAGTTCGCCGGCTTCAGCATATCTGTCATACTTTTTCCTGATAGTTTCCCGTAAATTATCAAGAGCTTGAGCATATTCCTCGGATATCTTGCCAACAACTGCACCCTGCTTGCCATCCATGCTTTTTTTAAGCCGCTCAAATTCATCTGATAGATCCATCCATTCGGGCATCTATGCCACCGCCCTTATTCTTCCGGACCGTCATCTAGGCCGTCATCTGGCTCATCGTCCTGGCCGGTGTCATCCAATAGATCATCAAGGTCAACATAGTCTTCAATCTCCTGCTCCATCTTCTCTTGCTCTTTCTCAGCATCCGATATCCAGGGGTGGTTGCTTAACCTGGTGTCCTCTGAAATATGGCCCCTTTGCTTAGCATTAGCATCTAATAATTCAACCTCATTCATGATCATGGACCTGTTGAACACTATTTTATCCAACTCTATCGGCTCCTGGTTGTTAATCTCCCTGTATCGATTAATAAAGTACAGTTTGCGATTTATGAAAGCCTTAACCTCATCCTCAAACTGATCACACTTAAGATCAAGGTTGGCGAACCTGGATTTGATAACTACATTGGTGATATTCCCACCCTCTAGCTCATTAGGGTTAACCCCCTGACCAAAGGTAAATATATCCCTCTCCAGGCCTTCCTTAGCTTCCTTCCTGGCTTCAGTCGGTATGTCTATTGTCTCAGCTCTGGCGTCTCCGTCTTCTGCCACTTTAAGGGCCTTAAACTTCTTGACCTGGTTGAGGAAATCTTTTAAATTCTGCCCTCCATAGCCTTTGAGAATCCAATAAATATCCTGGAAGTCTTCAAGGTTATTAACAAAATCAGAATTGACCAGATCATAAGCATCTATAAAGCGCTTAACAGGCTGAAGGTCATAATCACCTTCATCGTTGTTGTGCATAGGGATGAAGGGTACCTGGCCCCAGGCAAGGCCCTCTCTCTCGGTTACCCTGTCTCCGATAACCAAATCCTTCTGAAAGTGATATTTCGGGTTAGAGTAAGGCTCCCCAAAGATATTGCTCATCTGCTCTTGATCAAGCAGGTGATATAGGCCGTCTTCGGTGTTTTCTTGATAGTAGGTGACCTGTTCATCATCCCAAACCTCAACCCGGGTCACCCTGACAACCTCACTATCATCGTTTATAGCCCTAACATCGTAGTACCTGATAATCAGCTCCAGCTCTTCGCTGTTGTGGACGCTATAGACGGGTATAACCTGTTCAGCAGGTATTTTCTTATAGCCGAACTTACCCTCGTCATCTATATAAACCTGCACCCAGCCTATCGCCTTTTTGCTGGCAGCCTTGCCGACCTGTTTTAACGTCTGCTGGAAATCATCATCAATAAGCTCCTCCAGTTCTTCTGGATCATCAGTCTCCAGGGTGACTTCATTACCCAGCAGATAATTAACCTTTTGGTCAACTAGCAACTTAAAATAGCCCGCCGGCAGCTTATTGTTGGCCCGGTAGGGGTCAATCATTTTGATGGGCTTGCCCTCTTCATCTTCAGCGTAGACATAATGCTGTCGCTGCATAATGGCGGTGTTCTCGGACCTGTAATAGTCAACGCCCTTGCGCATCTTCTCCCTTGTTTCGCTGGCCTCAAAGTCCGATATATAGCTGTTAATAATCTCTGTTACATTCTCTGGTGTCTTAAATTTGTTGATGCGGTTGATATTACCACCCCCAACTGTCTTTCTTGGCCCAGTATTCCTCACAGCCGTACATGCTAGCATCTAAAGCATGAGCATTCTTGTCCTCTGGCTTCGGCAGAGAATTGCCATATTTATCTTTGCGCCATTGATGCAGCTGCAGCTCACGCTTGATGTTGACACACTTAACATCAATGAATATATTAATACCCTGATACCAACGATATCTGGTTTCAACGCTGCCCTTGCCTTTCTTTACACCCTTAGCGTTAACTCCTTCATCTTTGAGATGCTTAATAGACTTAGGCTCGGCACTATCACAGATAACCAGGTCATTACCTATCATCTGCTTGGTCTTCCTGCCAAGCTGCGTGTCGGTCAGCCCAGTCTGATATATTTCATCAAAGATGTAAAGTGTGTTGCTGGATTTGTCAAAATATTGCTTAACAACCGCTGCCGGATCACTGGAGAAACCAAAATCCAGACCATGACAGCTTCTATCCAGCCTGTCCTGCATATCACTCAAATCCCTGACTTCCCAGTTGGTGAAAATTACATCACCTAAAACGCCCCAGTTACCTTCCACATAAACATCGTGATAATACGGGTCATCTTCATCAAGAAGACGACTGATATCCCCCTTGGTTAGAAACCTGTTATCACGATAGGTTGTTTTCAGTATTAGCAAATCTTCTTTATTCAGTTTATTTTTGCTTTCATCCCACTGACCAAAAAACTTTTCATGTATCCAGTGCTGCTTAATGATGGGGTTAAAGCTCATAGTAATCCGCTTGGGCTTATCGCTCTTACCTCTTAACCTCTTGGTCAGCTGCTTATAATCTTCCTCATCAAATTCTGTAGCCTCTTCTAGCCATATGTCGGTTATAACACCTTTCTCAGGCACTAATGACTTAATTCGCTCTCTATCATCAAGGCCGCCAAACAGTATCTGATATCCATTAGGAAAGGTGATGCTCATTTCTGTCTTGTTGTGTTTGACATAATGGAGTAGCGACCTGCCATTGCCACCTGTCAGTTTCTGTAGCACCTTGTTGACTTCGTTCCAGACAGATTTCCGGCAGTCTCTTTGGACTTTCCTCAAAATCAAATAGTTACGGCCACCCTCCAATACATCAATAACAGCCCTTTGAGCTAAAAATACTGATTTCCCGCTGGAGGATCCACCAAAGTATATCTGTGTTGGTGTATTATCATAAATATGCTCATGATATATCGGGTTAATCCATTTATCTCTGCTCGGGAGTGTTATATTCATTCATTCTCCCACTCCAGGTTAATACTCATGTCACCGGTTATCTCAGTTGTCTGCTTATCTCTCATATCAGAGACATTCTTAAGAGTGAAGATCACCATTGTTCTATCAAACTCACCCGTAAGGCCGCGCTCAAGTAATTTCATTTTCTGAATACCCTTAATTCTTTTTAGGGTTTCACTAAAGTACTCATTCTTTTTGGCAAACCTAGTTACATACTGGTTATGCAACCCCTGCTCTATCATAAATTTTTCAAGGAACATATTATCTTCATCTTTCTCAAACCAGTCAGTCATCTTATCAGCCAGATTTTCTATAAACTCATCATCATATTTGGGTGGCCTGCCTCCGTTTTTATCTACTCCAGGTTGATGCTGCCAGCAGTATTTTTTGCCTTCAACAGCTTCTCTTTTGCACTGTCTCCCTGAATTAACCTTTCCTTCACACCTCACTGACAACACCTCCTTAGTTAATTATTAAGTATCTATGGTTGAATATTACACTATAACTTATACATATCTAACTAATACTAATTACTCCCCCTCTATAATCTCCCCCTCGTTCACCCAGCTAACGGTGAAATATTAGCCTTCACCTTGTTTTCGGTGAATAATCACAGGTGGGGCGGCGTGTCCCACATCTCTTTAAACCCAAAAGGTGCGGCAGCTGCCTGTTCTGCCCTCTGTGATTATTAAATACAGTTAAAACCCTCCGCACATATCAATATCAGTCAATGTTTGTTACTAAAATATTTCTTAACCCTCGCTCCTTGTCCCAGATGAATGATTGCGCCCTGGGCAAATGGTGATATCCTTTTTTGTAGTGCCAGCTATCTCTG